CCCGGCATTTGATTCTCACGTTTTCGTTGATGCTCATAGTGTTTTCTCCTTTCAGCGAGATACAAAGATATTAGATTTTAAGATACAAAACGGGCGGACGCCGTAGCCGTTGCTGCTGCAGTCGCCGTTGAAGACGCAGCCGGACGGCGAAACGCATTTTACCCAGGAATCATCATCGTGCTTTTTGGTACTGAATGCGGTAGCCAGCCACCACCACTTCTTGGGCTTGAACTTGTCCAGGATCTCAACATACCGGCGGTACAGATCACAGGTAAGCAGGGATACCCGGCGCTGGACTTTTCCGTAATCCTTCAGACCATCATCAGATGTCAGATCCACCGTGTGCAGCACAAGATTCTTCTCACCCACGATGCCTGCAATTTCCTCGGCGAACTTATTGCAGACCACATCCACATTGGAGCCGTCGTAGTTGTTGTTCTTGCCGAACTTCTCATTGGCAGGAAGCAGATCCTTCCGTATCAGCGCAGTGGTGTCACCGGACTGCTCCAGGACGATAAACTCATGTTCTCCGATTTTGACCAGTTCCCCGGCAGGCACATCCGCCAGACGAATGCCACCGCCGTTGTATGCCTCACTGATCTGCTTGACCTGCTCTTCGGTCAGTTCGATTTTCTGATCGTTAATGCTGATGTAGTTTTTCATAATGTTTCCTCCAGAAAAATATGTATTTCCCATACAGGAAGTGCTTACTCTATCCCTCGCATGATCAAAGAAATTGCCTTCATTTCCTCGTCTGTTATTCCAGGAAAAATAAACGTTTTGTAGAAGCCACCACGACCCCACATTTTCGAATAATACCGGCACGGTATAGCCCATCCACGAACCATTGCTTTGCCGATCAGTTTCAGATCTGGCCATTTTTTAGGCGGAATTCGGTGTGGGTAGTGTTTCTGACAGATCACTTCAAAAAGCTGTACGGTCATTTCTTCGTTGAAATGGTAATAATGTGCGTCTCGATCAATGGTTAGCGTGTCCATCACTTGTCCTTCCGGAAGAGCTTGCCTTCCACGTAGATCTTACAGCCGCCCTCGCGCATACTCTTTCTCTGCTTCGCATCCGGCATGATTTCTTTCGGGCCACCGGCCAGAGGAACTCCATCCCGGCAGACTTCCCAAAAACTCTTATCTGGCTGTTCTTTTTTCATATTCTTTATATACCGGTGTGTCATACCACTTCAGCACGTCTTCCAAGGAATTCCGTAAGCGGAGGTCGCTCGCTGCAGCTTGGTCGCACTGATCGGCGGCGCTTATACCTGCAATAGCTCTTTTGATAACAGAAACAGGAATAGCCTCCACGATGGGCATTTGGTCAATAGATTCCTTATAGGTTTTCTGAACCTCAAAAAACTCTCCGTGACCGAAACACTCCGTTCGTTTCTCGTATTTGATTTTCTTTCGATCAATAAGCTCCACGCTTCATTTCCTCCATTTCCCAAAGATGCCGTTCCTCACGCTTCGCCGCCATGACTTCCTTGTTCCGGTCGGCATACTCCCGATTCCGGCGGTACTGCTTGACCTGGCGCATATCCGCCCGGGAGTAGGGGAGATAGGGCTTAAACTGCCCGATCATTCTAGGCTTACCCATTCAATTCCCTTAGCCTTTCTGCCCAACGCAGCAGCTTCGCGTCCATTCTCTTCATTCTTTCAGATATGAGCATACTTCTGTCATATCCGAGGACAATCAAGAGCAGTTCTACATCTGCGATCTCTTCTTTGAGATTGTCGAACGCCTCGCTTCGCTTGATGGGCGTGGGATTGGTTCCGTCATATACGCGGCGTAATTTCAGAGCCGCATGTGCCAGTTCCGTTGCTTCCTCTGCAAGCTGAGCAAGAAGCTCCTCTTGAGGCAGAGCATTACGGATATAATCAATCATTTTTCTACCTCCACAATCGTACAAATATCAGAGGCAAAGGAGCTGCCCTTGCCGTACCAACAGTCGGTTTCCGGCTTGTATAGCCAATCGCCAGACAGTTCAAAGGACGGTACCGCCGCTGTTTTGGGCCGGATCTTCATCGTTCCCCGGAACGCCTTGTAGCCCTCGACGGAAATAATCTTATCGGACACCCCGGCGATCTCGCCGAAGAATGCCGCCCGGGAGCGGAAATATTCACGGTCACTTTTGGCAGTGGCAAGCTCCTGTTCCAGATCCACGATTTTCTCGCCCTGTTCCACCAGGTACCGAGCAGCAGTCATGCAAGCCTGTACGAATTTTAAACCGCAGATTTCCTCGGCTGCTTGGCTGTGTTTTTCCAGCAGCTCCACGACATTGAGAATGGGCATCATCATTCGGATACCTCCTTGGGTGCTTCGGGAATCGGCATCCAAAGGGTGACATGAAGATACTGCTGTCCCTCGTCCCAGTCATTGTAGGTATTCCAGCAGTTATCGATATAGCCACCGTCAAATGTAAATTCCGCATAATCCGTATCGTAGCTGTACTCTTCCTCAAAGTCATATTTGTACTTCACGGCAACGAGATAATGACCAGCGATTTCCGGCAACCGAACAGATGTAGGGATCCACGGGGTAAACTTCTTGCAATAGGGATAGCCGACGATCTCGCCGCAATCCTGGTTGCCGTAGATGATATTCCCGTCTGTCTTGTGGTCAAAATGACCGCACATGGTACAAATGAACATTTCGGCATCCTGCCACTGCTTCCGAAGCTGGACGACGATCTTTTCACGCTCTTTAGCTTCGTATTCAAGGTCGCCGATTTTATACTGCTGTTTTTCCAGCAGATCCGCTGCATCAGCCATGTTATCCATCATTGCAGAAGCGTCGGTTTCATCCTCATTCCGCAAGGACTCGATCAGTTTTTTGATATTCATGTAGATCTCCTATAAACATTTTTGTGTATACTTGTAGTTATCGACAATACCGTTCCATTCGACGGTAGCAGCGTCGATGCCTTTTACCCAGCGAGTTCTAAGGTTCGCAGGGCAGCGAGTGAAATCGGGGTAAGTTAGCATTACCCTCCCTCGAATCTTTACGTCTGCAGGCTGTTTGCCGCAAACGCAACGTTTGGGGATAGGCTTCTCCTTTTTGGGTTTCTCTTTGGTGTTAGGCATAGCTTTTATTTCCTCCGTGGGTCTCTATCCCCGTGCTGCCAGATCGGGGTATTGTACCGCTTCCGGTTCTGCCGGATTTTCTCCTGTTCCGCCTGCCATTCCAGAAATTCCGGCTTTTCGCAGTGAGCAGAACAGGCCGGTTGCCGGTCGGGACAGCCCTTACACGGGTTATACCGTGCGCTTGACAAGGTTTCTGTCATGGAATACCTTCTTTCCGATCTCACTGAAAAAGAAGCTGGTACGCAGCTTTCCGTAAACGACGGAGAACCAGTGTCCTTTTTCGTTGATGTAATCCACAGTACCCTCCGTTATCCCCCCTCGAAGGAAATCCACGCCGTAGGCGTGTTGCGCATCGGCGAAGGGGTCGAAGTAGACCTTTTGTCCTACTTCCACGATAATTTTTCTCATGCAGATCTCACTCCTCATTTTCCCGATCCAGGCGCTCATTGTCCCACATCCGGGCTTGTGTTTCGGTTTCGATACCACGCATAAACAGCCTGTCCATAATGCCGTCGATATACCGCCAGTCTCCCAATTTTCCGGCGACACCGGATTGTTCGAAGGCATAATCAAGAAGCTGTGCGCGACCGACAGAGCCGCAATACTGGGACACTTGACGGAAATCCCAGGGCTGAGGAAACAACTGTGGCTGGTACTTGTTGAACAGGGTGTAGGTGGTTTTCTGAACCTCCTGGATAAAATCCTTGGTAATGCCGTAAAACTCACCGGGTTTGATTCCGATGCTCAAAAGTTCTTCTTCGCTCGCTCTCTCGCGCGCGGATTCAGGAGCATCACCACTAAAATTTTGTATGGTATGGTAAGGTATTGTATTGTATGGTATTGTAGGGGCGTTACCGGGCGTATCTGTAACGTTACCATTGCTGTTACATTCACCGTTACCGGGTGTTTCTTGCATCGCTTTCTTTCTGGCACGGTGCTTTGCGACACGCTGTCGTGTCTTTTCTCGTTGCTGATCTTCGCAGTCAATCAGTAACGTTGCATACTCGTCCCAGTCGTGGAGCTTTCTGTCTTCGTCCAACAGTTTTGCATAAATGAGGGCTTCCACAAAAAGAGAGGGTTTCCTCTTGAACTCCGCCGCCTCCGCAATGGCCCGGTCGGAACATTCGCTCAGATCCCCGTCGGTAGCGTTCTGAGCTGCCCAGAGCCAGAGGCTCACCAACATGCCAGCCGCAATCACATTAGGGCCTGCATCTTTACTGGTCAACCCAAGTTTGTCCGCCAGGTTCGTTACTTTGGGATGGCGAATTAGATTCGAGTACACTTGAATCCACGGGATCATCGGCGGTGGCCTCCTTTTCTTCAATATGTCCATGCAGAAAAACGATTCTGCTTTTGTAGGGATCTGCGTTTTCTCTCAGCCATTCCACAGCAGTCTCCATGCTCATGTGTGACTCCAATACCCGGCCTTCATACATGAACGCACCGGACTCTGTTTTCTCCGCTATACGCCGATCTATGTCCTCCTGGGTGTAGTTGCCCTCGATCATGTACAAATCCAGATCCGGGGCGGCGATGGGGATATGGTGGGTGTCGGTGGCATACATGGCGGTACCGTCGTTTTCACCGCCGGACACCTTTACAATCCACCCCACATTCGGAACATCGTGGAGCAGATGGAAAGAACTGATTTCCAGATCCAGACCGTACATCCAGTCCCGGATTTTTCGGGGAGGATCTTCCGGGCGAACCAGAATAATCCTGTCCAGCGGCACCTTCGCCCGTGCGTGCAGATCCGGCAGCAGATTGATACTGCATACGAACCGAACCAGGGGGCGGCGGTAGCAGAGCTTGTTAAGGGAATGGATTTTGAAATGATCTCCGTGAATGTGGGTCAAAAAAACAAGGCTGATTTCCTTTGCGTAGGGCTGCAGCCGGTTCCATGAAATGCCACAGTCGAAAAGGAGGCAGCCGTTCAGAAGAACGGCATTGCCAGCCTTACCGCCTGTGGAGATGATCTCACAGGTCACTAATGCTCACCTGCTTCGCATTGCCGGTCTTGCGGCCCTTGGGAGCGGTGTTTTCCTTGTCGTCGGGCTGAGAATCGTCCTCAGAATCGGTAACCTTGGGGAGCTGGAAATAATCCTCACGCTTTGCGTTGCCCTCTCTCAGTGCGTTGTAGATGCCCACAAGGTTCTGGAAATCCATTTCGGTGAAAGTGTCCAGGGGGTAGCCGTAATACTTCTCCACGGATGCCAGAGGCACAGAGAAATACTTCTGAAGATGTCCGGTAATATCCCGAAGCCGGTCGATTAGAGGAGGCATATTGCGGTTGCCGTTCTGCAGCGTCTTGTTGCACCGTTCCAGAGCCACATCTACCACATCGCCAGGGATAATGTTCAGAATGCAGGCACGCTTACGGCGTGCGCCCTGGTTTGCCACCAGCTCATAAATATCTCTGGGGTCGGTCAGAACCTTCATGCCGTTCTTGGTGCTGATCTGGTGCTTAACCACAAAAATCTTACATTCACGGGTGTTGGTTTCAATGTCCCAACAGTAAGCCATGCAAGTAGATTCGCCCTCGTGCTGCTCCAGCTCCACCACACCGGACTGAATATTGCCCCATGCCTGGGCAATGGCTTCCGCCAGCCGGACAGAGGGACCGGTAACTTTAGAGCCGCCCTTGGGATAGGAATAGGTAGCTTTCATAGCAAGGCCCACACGATCACAGGAACGCAGAATCCGGGCGATAGACTCGTTTTCGTTCCGGGGGAACTGCTTTGCCATGAACACCGCTGCCTGGACCTCCTGCGCCTCACGGGTGGAAACCATGGAGTTTGTGGATCTGGGCACGGAAACCATTTCCTGCGCCTGGTAGAGGCTCATTTCATTCGTCATTGTTTTCTTCCTCCTGTTCTATTTCTTCAAAGGTGATGCCCAACGCCATAGCGTGGGCTTTCATAGCCTTTAATGCTGAGAGGGTGCCCGTAGCCCGGAAGCAGACGGAATACTGTTCCTCCGGTTCCGGCTCAAGCTCGGGAGCTGCGGCAATCAATTCGTTCCGGTGCTGTTCTTGCTGAGCTTGTCGCCGTTGCTGCTCCTCAATGAAAGAGCGAGCGTGTGCGATTTCTTTCTTTCGGTTGTTTACTTTAGAAACAGCTTCAGTGAGAGAAACACAGCGCTTATACTCTAAAAGGATTTCGTCAGAGTATTCCATCGTCGCTATTACATCAAGGTCGGTTCGTACAGCTGTGACAAAATCAAAGATTTTATCGATAGCTTTCCGGGGTTCTTTCTGCCGTGCAAGCGCCATGTCAACAACAATTCCGCAGTCCTCAAAATCAAGGAAATCAATTCGAAGGCCCCGGCAACACTCGTCGAAATACTCCCGGAGGCTGTCAGCGCATTTCTTCTTGATGGTGTCTTGGTAGTTGTCTACCCACTTTTTAAGGAAGCTGTCAGCAGCCTTGTAAGGCTCAGAAATATACTCTTTGTACTTCTGCTCCGCCAGATCGTAAGGCTCCATGACCTGCCTCTTGACGGCCTTTCGCTGAATCTCCATCCGTTCGAAGTCCTTGGAGAGGTTCGCCCGGATCTGCTTAACGTATTTCAGAGCATCGTCGTTTTGGGGTAAGGTGCTGATATCAGCCAGCAGAACCCGAAGATTCCGCTGGACACTGTCGAGATTTTCAGCAATAATCGGTGGTTGCGTACACTGGATAGCAGGGAGGCTTTCACCTCGATCGCAGTCGCATTTCTCACCAGGATCCAGGGATGCACCGCAGATCTCACATTCTTTGAATTTACTCATGCAAATACTCCAATTTTGAATTTAATCCAGTTCCACGATATCTTCATTTTCCTTCAGCTCCTCAAAGCAGTGTTTGCATACGGACTGACGGCGTGTAACGCGGATTTTATCGCCTGGGTAAAGGGTTCTGTTGCAGAGGGTGCAGCACACGGTATTTTCCATGAGCTTGTCCTGTTCCATTGCCAGCCGTTCCGCCTGGTAGACAGGATCGTAGCAATAAGGGATTTCCATGGCTCATTCCTCCTGTGTAAGGTCAATGCAGACTTTTGCCAGCTCGATAGTGGCCATATCGTTTGCCTCCTTACATCAAAGTTCCTGCGAGAAAAGAAAGCAGGATCGTTGCACCGCTGATGATAAAGGGTGCGTACTGCTGCAGCTTAGCGATTCGTGCATCCAGAGCGATAACAGCATCGGTACGGGAGGTCTCAGGGATATAGTGGATAGTCTTTTTAGGGAGCTGGTCGGCGTTGTTCCCCCGGTTCTTGAAGATGGTGCGGATGGATTCGTATTCGGCATCCATTACGATAGGTTCATTCATAGTTGTTTCTCTCCTTTTAATAATTTTTATCGCCGTGGAGACCCAGCTCCCCAGCCTTAAATTTCATCAGCAGCCCAACATTGACCCGGTAGCTGTAACGGCCACCCTTATTCTTCTTTGCTGTGCAAAATGGAGAAATCCCCTCCTGCGCATCAAGACGGATATCCTGAGCCGTGGTTCCGTTTTGCAGATACTTCGCTGCGACCTCGGGCCCTATTTTTTCGTAGGCCAGCAATTCTCTATCAGACATTCAGTCACTTCCTTTCTTATGAATCCGGACGCTCCATCCAGCGCCCGGACCTGACAAAAATTGAGAAAGAGGATAAAATCAATGGAAAGAGGTTACTCCTCACCGGCGGACGGGATGGCGTGCCGCCGGGGGATCGTGGCGGAGACAGGCGGATTCGAACCGCCGTATAAATGCTTCAAAGGCACTTGCCTTACCACTTGGCTATGTCTCTGTATTGCCGCCCTCCCGGGCGGCGGAGGATTTATTTGTTCGGCGCAAAACGGTGTGGCACATACCGAAAAGACTGCGTAAGCATTCCTTTGCGGTACATATCAGAGAAAACCCAAAGTGTCTGGACGATATTTTCCGCTTCCTTGACAGCAGCTTGCAGCAGGTCATAGGATTTAGCGCATCCCATCTTTTTGCCCTGCAAATAATCGAACTTGGCCTCGGTGTTGGTTGCAATGAACCATGCAGCCTGACCCAGTTTGCAGCAACCGTTATGTTCTCCGATGATTTCTTTGCAGTTGCTCAGAAACGCCTTTTTGGCAGCTTTTTTGTGCTGCAGGAAGAGCTTGGTTTTGTCATCTAGATTGTTGCCACAGTTGGAGCAGAAGCGCTGGCACTCGTTGATGGGTTCTCCACATTTAGGACAGTGCATTATGTTTCCTCCTTGAAAATAGTCGAAGATGTGATATGATGGATTTATTACTAAAGAAAGGTAAATATTTATGAGAAAGAGATTTTTACTGAGAATACTTATCCTTATCTTTTCTGTGAACCTGATAGCAACGAATGCTTCTGCCACAACACTCGAAACTTCGGTCGAGACAATCGAAGCAACGTCTAACATTGTAAGTGTTATGGAATCAGCAACTGAACCAGTCCAGACCGTAGAGGCACGTCCAGATGAGGGCGCCAGTATTGCTGCCATTACGCTTATAATGACATCTATTACGGCAATCGCTGCAATTGTGGGGCCGGTCGTAAACTCTGTTGTCAACGCCGTAAATCAGAGGAAGATAACGGAACTGGAAATCAAACTGCCAGCAGCCTATGAACGGCTTGACAAATTAGCCGCAGCCTATGGGGAGCTTTATCGTTTTGGCAGTGATTCAAAGAATTATCCCAAAGATATGTACAAAGGTTCAGCTACCAAGTTCAAGGATTTTAGAATTGCGTTCTGTCAGCTTCTTCCTTTAATTCCTGATACCGAAATACATATGCGTGCCAGAGATTTGATTTCCCAGATGGCAAGCGAATATGGTGGCTCCGATGAAGAGACCGATGCCATTTTCTTCGGGATCATTGAAGATATTGCTTTATACATCAGCGGTGCAAAGCAGAGTCTTTTATGCAAGCGCCAGGAAAAGGTTAAGGATCAGGACAGTGCTGCCAAATAAAACCGTCAGCAAATACCACCCTATACTCTCCTTGTAAACGGAGATCACCGAACAAATTGCGGCAGCCACAGCGCAAACGACGGTAGCCAAATATGCGAAATTCAATAGTTTCACCTCCAAAATGGAAAGGATGATTTTATGAAAAAGATAATTGTTACTCTTCTGATTTCTCTATTGGTGTTTATGCCTTTCCTTCCTTTGGATGCTTCAGCCGATGCGTGGGATGAAGGTTGGGAAGCTGGTTACGAGGAAGGCTATTGGATAGGGCAAGCAGATGCGAATGCCTCAATTGAATACTCGTTTAAAACATCTCAGGGTGAATTGCAGGATTCTTACAGGCAAGGTTACAATAAAGGTAAATCCGAAGGATATGATATTGGATATGACAAAGGTTACGAGTTAGGTAAAACACATGCGAACAACAGCTTAGAGGCCGAGCTGAGAAAAGAATTTGAAGAAGAAAAGAAGAGCGTAATGTGGGGAACCTTGTTCAACACCCTATTTTTAATAAACCCCATCCTATTTATGGTACTTTCGTCTATTCCGCAAGATTTTGACTTGCGCAAGATTCTTAAACAAATTTCCAATTTCATGCGTACCCCGTATGGATTTGCAACAGGCATTTCAAACATAGGGACATTCTGCCTTTTTATGATAGCAGATTTGCCCCGGAAAGGCAAGGAAAATATGGCCAAAAGAGAAAACGGAGGCGGCACGATCCGCACCGTCAAGGGAGCCAACGGCAAGAAATACTATGCCTATGCTCCTGCCAGATATGAATATGTAGATGGCGTCCGCAAATGTGTCCGTGATCCTCTCGGCAGCTTCACCAAAAAGAGCGATGCCAAAGATGCCATCAGCAACTACAGAAAGAAACCTACACCGAAGTACAACTACACCATGGCAATGATCTACGAAGAATGGCAAGCCGTGGCCTTCCCTGATCTGAGCAAGCAGACCCAGTACAATTACTCAGCGGCCTGGGTACAGATCCGGGAAGCTTGGGGAAATAAAATAGACATCCCTGTTCGGGAAATCACCATTGCAGATGTCAAAGAAGTGTTTGACTATTGGATGGAAGAACACGAAGTTCTTCGCATGGGTTATGGAGAAAAGCCAGCAAAGCGAAAGGTTGGCCCGTTGTCCAAATCCGCAATGAAGAAAATCAAATCCACCATGAAACAGATGTACGACTACGCCATGGCACACCACATCGTAGAAACAAACCTCGCCTCCCTGGCTAAGATTCCAAAGGATGCAGCAGAGGGAACCAAGCGCGCCTTCACGGACTTGGAATTCAAGAAACTGGAGAAGGGTTACAAGCATGTTGCTGGTGGTGAAGCTGTCTACGTTCTCTGCTACACCGGCTTCCGCGTCACAGAATTCTGCCAGCTTACGAAATTCTCCTACGACCCAAAGAAGAAAACACTTACCGGCGGCATCAAAACAGAAGCCGGTGAAAACAGAGTTGTCCCTGTACATCCCAAAATCCAGCCTATCATCGAACGCTGGTACAACGCCAGCAAGGGCATTCTGTTCCCCCGTGAGAACGGAAAAGCATATAACAAGGATTCGTTCCGGGATCAGATTTGGGACCCGTGTATGACTGCGCTGGGCCTGCCAGATGATCTAACGCCCCACTCCGCACGGCATACCTGTGGCACCAGATTGTCTGCTGCAGGGGTATCCCAGGAGGATATTCAAGCCATCATGGGACATGCAGATTTCGCCGTCACGGCAAACACATACATCAATCAGGATATCTCTACATTGACCCAATCCATGGCAAAAGTTCAGTAGTTTTCTTTAGTGGAAAAATATACTCGTTGTGACGAGGTTGTGACAAAACGAATTGTCCGTTTAATTGTACATAATTATTTCCGCATAAAAACCGAGCATAAAAAGAAAAAACCAGTTAGAATCTTAACAATTCTAACTGGTTTTTGGTCCGAGTGTCGAGATTCGAACTCGAGGCCTCTTGAACCCCATTCAAGAAAATATATACTTTTGGCAACATTTATTATCGTTATGATGCAGTTTTTATATGCTACATTGAACTTTTAACGCTATTTTATTTCTCTGAGTTTTTCAATTATTTGTGTGTTGTGACAGGGTTGTGACAAGAAAGACCTCCCCAATGGGGAGGTCTTTCTTAACCAGCAGTGTTCTTTGCATCCACCATGCCTTCTGCCAGGATGTAGGCCAGCACATCAGCACCGGCCATGATGATGGCCGTGACCTGGGTTACATCGTTCTCTGCGATACCGAATGCCAGCAGCAGAGGAGTAATAAATCCCACCATAGCGACCCAGAACTTCCGGCTGGTCAGTTTGCGAATAATCTCCTGTTTGTTCATATGTATTCCTCCTATACAATATCCCATTCCTTCATTTCCTCATGGATACGGTCAATGAAGGAGTTTCCTTTCAGTGCTTTGTACGCGTCATAGCACTGTTCCATGTTTTTGAATTCGTATTCCCGCAGTTTCCGGTCATCGTGGTGACGGTAGTAAATACGAACGATCTCCGAGCGAAGGAGACACCGCTGCCCTTCTCTCAAGGCTTCTGTGCCCATGAGCCATTCCCGGACGGGACGAATTAGCAGGGCTACACAAGTGGCAATGGAGCAGATGTCCTTCGCCCACTGCACAATGGTTGCAAACTCCAACGGACTCACCTCCCCTTATGCTACGTCCACATGGACATACTGCCCCTCAATGATGTAGGCATAGCTTGTCCGCTTATCTGCCTGAGCCATGGCCAGCAGCTTTGCGCCGGAAACGCCCTCTATGTAGAAGTCCAGGGCTTTTCCATACATGTGTTTGCTGTTGCCAACACCGCCCTGGATAGCATTCCAGGTAGGACAGCGCAGGCCGGAGGAACGGTGGGCCGGTCTTCCTGCCTGTTTGCGAAGGTCATTGACCAGCCGCACAAGGGTCTCATCCGGTTCTGCCGGGAATCCGTTGCAGTATTTACCGCCGCACTGGCAGCGGAATTCCTCACGGGTCCAGTATTCGATCTCGTCCCAGAAGGTGCCAGTGGCAGGAGTCACAGCATCTCCGGTAGCTTCCGGCAGACCTTCACCGGATACCAGTGCATTCAGGACTTCTCCTTCGGTATTCTGCCCGAAGATCCCATCCGCAGCAATCCCAAGCCTTTTCTGAAGTCTGCATGTCGCTTCTGCTGACTGTGGACCCCAAATACCATCCACGGCATCTGGTGTCATACAATCAAAGAAACACAGCATAAGCTGTTTTTGCTTAACCGTCATCATGGAACCAGCCCTCCATTTGTTCATCGCTACGTTTGCCTGCGTAAAGAATACTCGGATTTCGTTCATTCGTCATATCGAGTACCTCCAATCAGCACTGCTTCCAGAAATGCTCCAACCGTCAGAGCCAAAGGGACGATCCATAGCAAATGCCAAGGACTCATTTTGCCTCCTCCACATAGCTGCCCACCAGTACAGACAAATCATGGTATAGAGGCTGTCCGCTGTCCCGGATGCAGAGGTAGATCACATCGTTCTGCTTGTAGTACAGACCTTTGTAGATTTCCATATTCTGCTCGTAGGGGATCGGATCGTCAATAGTACCCGCATGAGTCTCGTCCACCTTGGAGAACAGGCTTTCCGTACCCAAAGTGCCGGGAACGTACTGATCAACGAAGGTGTACTCAGGCTGTTCGGTGCGGTACAATTTCCCTTCGTGCTGGAACCGAAATCCCCTTGCGACTTTCTCGCCCTTCTCGACCAACACTTTCCACTTCGGAAACAGTTCCACCGCAGTCAGTGCAACTGCATCCTCCAGACTCTGCGCCGCCTGTTCCATTACAGGACGAAGCTGTAAGGCTCGCTCGGTATAGGTCATGTACTTTCACCTCCCAGAAGGATTGCCAGTGCGTTTTCTGCATCTGCCAGTTTCTTGCGCTCATATTCACGCTGAGCATCATCCAGTTCGTTGTAGTCCTTCCAAGGTGCAATCATTTCACCGTAGAAAACTTTACCATCTTCTCTTCGCCAGCTTTCACCCATAGGGACGTACCGATAACCCTCTATGAACGCATCACACTTGCCATTAAAGAAAGGTACATAAAATTCTCGCATCTCTGCGACGTTTGCAACATGGCACTTAAAATCGGAATCAATGAAAATCATTCCAAATAGACCCCCATAAAGCTAAATTTGGCATCACAAACGAAAACGTAAACATGATAAGAACCAGACAGTCTTGAAAGGTCGATGGAGAAATTTCCAGTTTTACTAATACCGACAATAGCGCTTACAGAGTTAAGCGAATCATGTCTGCTTAAATAGTTTGATTCTGTACTAAGGAACATATAAGCACCTTGCCACTCTCCATCATTATCGTCACCGATTCTTGATGTTACGTTTATAGTGAGTTTTGAGTAATTTGAAATGTCAATTTTATTAGATGTACTTAGAGCAATGTTTATGTCGCTTCCATCTTCTGCATCAATAGTCATAACGCCATTTCTATTTGTATAACTGCCTTTATTATAGCCGTTATCATCACAGTATTGGCTTACCCATCCGCCAGTAACCCCCGTAAATTCATCGCCATTTTCATACAGTTTACCTCCAAACGAGTTGTTCCACTTTCCACCCTGATAAATATCCATCGTCATGGTTTCCCATGAGCCGTTGACATACTGCTTCGCAGACATAGGATAAACCTGAATCGCATTCTTTTTCAGTGCATTAAACGCAACGTTGCTGGAATCGCCAACAGAAATCCAAACCATACCACTGGTTGGATTACTCGGCTGTTGCGCACTGATTACCCAGCTGGAAATAGTGGTACTGGTATTTACCCAAATGGTGTTTTCCTTTGGATTGCTGGGCTGTGAAGTGCCGCCGACTACAGTGAAATTCAGAGAACTGCATTGGTCGATTCCATCGATAAACCCGGAAGGGAAAGTCAACTGATCGCTCATCTCTGCTTTCTCCCGGATCTTGTCAGCAAGCGACTTCAAATCAGTATCCAACTGATCAGCATTGACAAGTTTATAATTTGCCATTAGTAACTACCTCCTGTCCAGGAAGGGAGCGCAGCTAGAACATCATTGACGATTTCTGCTTTGTCATCTTCCGTAAAATAATCGATACCCTTTTGCGGCGTATAACCGGGAGGGCCTACCACAGCGACCTGTTCCGGCAGTGCATTGGCAGCGTCAAGGATGCGCTGTAGGGTTTCTGTATTTCCTGAAATACTCATAAGCTTCCTCCTTTACGCCACATAGATCAGCTGATACTGTGTGTTGCTTTTGAAATATCCGCCGTTGCTGGTGGATGCCGTATTGATCGTCAGAGTACCGTTGGAGAATGTCCAGGTAAAGCCATTGGTGGTGTGTGTGGCAGTGGAGTTGTTGCTGTAGATACCTCTTGTGGTACTGCCGTCATACGCCACATTCAGCGCATACCGAGTGGTACTGCTCAACGCAGTGTTTCCCAAAGGCACGACACAGAACATCTTCGGCTGTGAAGGCAATCCAGTGAAAGCGATAGAACGACTGTTGGAGCTTGGCGTGACCGATGCGGTACGAACGACAGCCCCTTCTCCCTCGTAAGTACCAGGTATACCAAAAATCGTTTCACCTGATTTGATATTTCCCGGAATCAGGTTGGCATCTCCGGGAACGGTAATATCACCGCTTAAATAGACACCGGATTGAATCTTCTGCTGGGTAACGCCGGGGGTGATGGTCATTGCCGGCTGGCTTTTGATATTGCCAACAACACGCCCGGAGACACCATATCCCACTTCGCCTTCCAGCATGGATGCTTCTGTGATGGTGGCGTCGGAGGTGTCGAAGCCTGTAGCCCTGCCTACAATTGCTGCTGCAATCTGTGCAATCAGCGTTGTCTGGGTATCCACTTGATCCGTAGCGGTCTGCAGATTGGAAGCCATGGAATCCAGACCCATCATGCCGCTCACGCCCAGCAGTGCCCGGATCTTATCCGCAATGGCCGTCATTTTGGAATTGATACTCACTACCAGACACCTCCCAGAATGGCTTCGTCTACGTAGGATTTGATTTCGGCAATGTCAGAAGCAGTCCAGTAATCCTTGCCGCGGACAGGGGAATAACCGTTTGCGCCTGCCGATCCTTGAGGACCTTGTGGTCCGGTGTCGCCTGGGTCTCCCTTGGGTCCTGCCTCTCCTGATGGACCAGTAGCTCCCTTTTCGCCTGTTTCACCTTTAGGGCCTTGTGGACCCCGTTCTCCTGGATCGCCCTTTTCACCTTTTTCGCCCGTAAGTCCTTGCGGTCCAGCCGGACCGGTTTCTCCCTGAGGACCCCGAACATTTCCTGCATAGATCCAGGTATTTTCAGATTGACTCCAAACATATAGGTTACCGGAAATCAGATATGCGTCACCGACACTGCCTGTTGGATGCGCTGCATTTAACTCATCAGCGGAGTCAAACGAACCAAGGATTGTCAAACCCGTTCCGTCTGCACCTTTCTCGCCCTGGGGACCTGCTGGGCCTTGCGGGCCTGTCTCACCCCGTGGACCCTGTGGGCCAACAGGGCCTAACTGACCATCTTTACCAGCTGGGCCAGCTGGTCCCGTATCACCTGTGTCTCCCTTTTCGCCTTTTTCACCACGTTCACCTCGTTGGCCCTGTGGTCCTTGCGTACCCTGTGGGCCTGTGGGGCCGACTGGGCCCTGCGGACCCGCAGGGCCTTGGGGACCCATCGGGCCTATTTCTCCAACTGGGCCAACCGGGCCCCGTGGCCCTTGAGGGCCAACCGGGCCCCGTGGCCCTTGAGGGCCAACCGGGCCTTGGGGGCCTTGGATACCGAAAATCATTTCCCCGGGGAAGCTTCCGGATAAACTATCGTTATGCGCTTCCAAAGCGCCACGAATCACATTTTCTTCGGTAAGTGCCATTACAACACCTCCCGGCTTACAGCACTGTTGACCTTAATTTTGTCGATGATGACATAGCCTTTTACGTTCGTAGTATTCTGGTTCCGGTATTTAACACGAATCTCAACCTTATGGATGCCCGGTTCCAAGCCGAAGGTCTGTTCCTGTGTGGGCCAGATGTACCAGCGCTGCGTAGAATCATCGAACCACACGCTGTCGTCGGAATAAGAAAGCCGCAGGTTTGCGCCAACACAAACTTCCAGATCATTGATCATATCCGGTGTAAGTACAAATCCGTTCTGAGTCAGGTTCATAAAAATCGCATAGGAATCGCCCTGCATGATCGTAACCGCCATCAGTAACTGCCTCCTTCCCATCTGGACAGCTGCTCTATGACAGTGTCAGCAAGGGATTTCGCAAGGTCTTCTTGCGCTATGACGGAATCAACAATGGATTCAGCAAGGGATTCTTTCACAGTGAACAGCGGTTCCAGAGAAACGTTCACGCCGGCAATCTTAACCCGGTACAGGGGGAAGTCATGGGTGACCGCACCCATAATGTTGATATTGGTGGAATAATGGTCGGGGTCAACGCCGCCAGTCTGATATTCAGTGCCTTCCACAACGACAAGGCTGTGCGTTTCGTATCCATCCGCGTCTCTTTGGAATCTTGCGCAGATCAGATCATTCCTGTAGGTGCCGTAAATTCCGGAGGTAATGTGCATATCAATGTAGCGACCAACATTCAGGGACATTACATGCCCCTGAACTACCGCTTCGCCGCCCAGAATGCGGATGGTGTTCGAGTTGATCATAGATGCCTTAAGCTGCTGATCTGTTCCCAGAACATAATCTCCGCTCTGAATGGCCTTTTCGAAGAAGACCGCCTGGTTGATATTGAACTGTGCACCCAGAGTTTGCAGAGTGTCACCAACATATTTCGCTGGAGCTGCTTTGTCCGGCTGAGTCAGTGTCTCATCCAGAATATTATCCAGCAGCGCCTGTACATCCACAATCTGATTCAGATTTGGCAACAGAATTGTATTGATGTACTCTTTGATGAACTTGCCTGCCAGGTCAAATTTTGCTTTGAAACCAGCGGACGTCAGACCGTCATCCGAGCCAGGATATTCACCCAATTTAGAGATGATGTCCATATCTACCTGAAATTCGGGAATTGCCATGGATTATGCCCCCTCTCTGTTAAGCGCTCTCTGGAGCGCACCGTTGCCGCTGCCGCCCCGAACGGCCATATTTTCGGATGTGGTCTCCATGCTCATGTCCGTTCCAGTATTTGGCATACCGGGCGGTGGCAGTGCAGATTTTGCATTCAGTTTGTCAATCAATTCCTGTTTCTTGACCAGATAACCGCTAGGCAGACGCTCCAGGAAGTCTACCGTATCAATGCGATCGTTCATCATGAGATTTTCCAGAGTCTGGACATTCGCCATTTCGGACCAGTAAGAGCTTGCGCCTACGTCCTGCTTGATGGACAGTTGGATCCGTTTCAGCAACGAGAAATCGAAGGCCACCATAAAGGTCTGTACAGGCAGTTCCATACCCAAGGGCTGCTCACCGGGTTTGCCCATATCCATGTTTACTTCGACTATGCGGGACCCGTAGTTCACTGCCATCATGTCGATCCAGATTCTGGCGGAGTCCTCCATGCACTGGTAATCCTGCTGCTTGGTCAGTTCCATGGGTGTGTTTGCAGCACGCTGCAGAGCGATGATTGCAGAGGTGTTATCAGGCCGAGAGTCGCCCATCGCAACATCAGATGCGCCTAAAAGGGAATGAGTCTTGTCGAAGGACATTTCAATAAACTGGGCAATCTGAGGGCTTACAGAGGCACCCTCGATGACCTTTGCTGCATTATCAACGTTACCGTTGACGCCGATAGCGCTACCTACATCACCAGACCAGTTCCGAATGCGGGTTCGGTCGTAGATATATTTGGGGAAAGCAGTGGTCAGCAGAGAAATGCCCACCAGTGCAAACATCTTGTTAATAAATTTCTGATTGGACAGCAGACCGGTGACCATGGCCTGACCGTGGTAGCAGTCCCGGATATAGTCCCAGTTGATCCAGACCAAAGGATATAGTGTCAGCTCGGTATCGTAAGCTTCCCGGATGATCTCCTTTTCGGTACATTCAATGCACCAAATAGTTTTCGTCTCGCGGTTGCGGAAGTAATACGTCAGCACTGTGACCTTATCATCGGTATAGCTGTCAAAATCGTTCTGGAATTTCTCGGAATCGGGTTGGATATCTTCAGGGGCCTGCACCTTGCAGTAGGTTTCCCCAACCTCTTTCCCCATTTCTTTCAAATCTTCAATGCGCCACTGCACATCCTCCACCAGCTCCCGGCGAGCGATGATGATGTAAGGCTGTCGCTGCACATCCCGGCAATTGGGGTTGCCGAACATAACCCGAAGATTATCCAGTACCTCTGCCTGAATTTCACCCTTTACCAGCTGCCCGTTTTCAATGCTGGGATCAAAATAGTAATGGATGCAACCATCGCCGGTGACGGCGGCATTGCGAAGGAACTCCCGGTTCTTTGCAACAATCTTGTTCCGCTCCATGATGGCGGCAATTTGGTGGTTGACGATCTCGCAGATTTGCTCCAGCTCTTTCTCCTTATATCCGGAGGTGGAGGGCATTCCTGTTACCCGAATTGCCATATTGTCGGAGGTGATGGTGGATACCTGGAAGTTGATAACGCGCTTAAACATGTTGTATGTAGGAGTGGGCAAGCCGTTGCTCTGTACACCCTCCCACTGATTTCCAATGAAGAAATCTTCATTGACCTTCACCTGGTCATACAGACCAATTTGCTGATTGAAGTCAAAACATTTGCCGTATTTTTTGAGGATATCTTCGCAGGTTGGAATTTTCTGCTTTCGAGCCATTATTCAACCCTCCCGCCAATCGTTCTTTCCTGCCGACTCTTCTTGGCGGCTTCCAGAGGATCGAATCCCAAAATACTAGAAAGGCCCCTGTTGAAATTGTCTACAGCATCTTTGGCCGCTAGAGCCTCTTCGTAATCCGGGACAATTCCTTTTTCAAGGTTTTCAATTCTATCCCTGTAATCACTGACAGCACAAGCAACAGAATTCAACACCGTAGAAAGTGGCTGCAAAATATCCATAATCCCCTTGGCATGCTCAAGGTTTTTGGTTTGTTCCACCTCGATATCCTTTCGCCACTCATTGATTTTAGCCAAAATTGATTTTTCCGCTACGAAGATTTCCGTATGGATAAAATCGGTCAGAGCGGTATTCCGCTTTTGGTTGCGCTTTTTCTCCTGAAGAATCAGGATCAAACACAAAATCGCAGCCAAAAGCGCAAGGCCGCTTAATATCATGGTGATAATCTCCATATCGTCACTCCTTTTAGGGAAAAGGCCGGGGTTACCCGGCCTTTATGTAGATCATTCGGAAATATAGTCGTAGGTCGCAGCGCTGGCGTATTTGCCCTCAGCCTTCGCACAGCAGCGGAAGGTATCACCGACAACAACAGTCACTGCAGAGCTGTAGACCTTTGCATCCGCAGACTGATAGCGAGGATCAGAGCCGTCCAGGGTGTAGTAAACAACACCTTCGGTAGAGGTAACGGTTGCCTTGCCGCCAGCAATCGCAACGGTGGGAGTTGCGGTTACCGTACCCGTGGCGCATGCAACAGCAGCACCGGCAGCCTGGGAGGGAATGACGAAGGCATCATACTTGCAGTGGTACTGCATCCGGTCACCATCGAAATTCTCGGAATCGGTGATGGTACGGAAGGTGTTGATCTTCTCGGGAGAGATGATGGACTCCTTAATGAAGATGGAGAAGTAGAAGCCCTCGGGAGCGTATCGGTTAGGGATGGGTTGAACAACCAGACCGTCATAGGTTCCCTTAAGAGCGCCCTTGGGCAGGGTCTTGCCGCCCAACTCATCCAGACCAGTCCATTCGGGAGCCAGTTTCAGAGCCTTTACGTACTTCCGGGGAATGAACAGGGTACCCACATCCTCGGGGACACCCTCGTCGATCATCATACTGTGCAGGTCGATGATGTTCTCCAGGATCGTGGTCTTGGTAGGCTCGGCATCCAGCTCAAAGTGGATACCTGCTTCCTGAGCCCACTTCTTCAGGCGGTACTTGTCCTTACGAGGACGAATCTCCTTATCGGTGTAGGCCTTCATGACTTTGGCGGCAGTCTTGATCAGGAACTGCATGTTGTTGTTGCTCTTATCGACAATCCGGTCGAGAGAATCGTCCTGGGTCATCTTGAAGGTGTACTGGTAGTCACCGACATCAGTCACAGGGCCGAATCTGCTGCCCTTGGAAGGGTCAACAGTCTTGTCATACTGGTTGATGGGAGTGGTGGCGACTTCATATACATGTACGGTATCGGAACCGCTAAACTCTGCATCAATATCGTGGTTAAAAGCGTGGTCGGTCACGCTCTTATGAGCGAAATACTTAGCCAGTTTGGTTCTGAACTTTTCGCCATGGTGGATAGTTTCTGCCATTTAATTTTTCCTCCTGTAGTTACTTAAAAAGTTCCTTTTCGAAGATGTCAGCGAGGTCAGTGGTTCTGCCACCGCCAGAATCGCGCATACTGCCGGGAGTTCTGGAGCGATTTTTCTTGTTCTGAGAAGCAGCGGCTTCCTGCTGTTTGCGCTGTTCAGCTTCTGCTTTCAGCTGTGCATTTTCCATCTTGAGGTATGCATTGGTCAGGGACATACCTGCCTGGATATCCGGAGTCAGCTTGTCGCAAAGCTCCTGGGTAAGGTGCACGTCCGGGAAATGCTTCCGGAACTCAGCAATATCACGTTGGGCGCGGGCTGCGATGTTTTCAGCCTCCGCCTTCTCTTCCTGTTGCTTCGTCTTCAGTGCATTGTTTTCTTTTCGGAGCCGGGCGTTCTCCAGGTCCTGCCGCGCTTCTGTTTCACTCTTGCCATTTCCCTTCTGGAGGTTGACGTACAGCTGATCCACCAGCTTGTCCATCGGGGTCTTGGTCTGCTCAGAAATAAGGGTAAGGACATCCAAGATGCCGCTGTTTTCGTTCAGCTTTACCTGTAATGCCTGCTCGTTCTGTCGGGAAGTTTCCAGCTGACTTTTAACACGATCATAGTCAGCGCCTTTCTGTGCCAGGGTGGTCATTTCCTCAAGAGTGACCTTGCGCTCCTCTTTGTTGACTTTGAGAGTGAACACCTGTTCAGAGTCGGCACCGTCAGCAGACTTTTCCTTGTCTTCTGCGCCGTTTTTCTCAGACTCACCAGCATGTTCATCATCATCCGCATCGGCGTCATCAGACTCGCCCTGCGGCTCCTGATCACTTTCCTCTGCATCGTCATCGGTAGCTTCTGCCGTGGTTTCGGATTCTGCTGCATCATCCTCGACGACATCGTCGGTATCGGTCTGGTAGCCGTCATCGACATCAAAGTCGAAAATGTCTTCAACAGAGTCAAAAATTTCATCGCTGTTCATCATTTGAGATATCCTCCAATTTTTCTTCGGCTATGGTAGGCCGTATATTCGCGCCTATGGTAGGGCGTAAATTTCTTATGCAAAGATGTAGCTGCGGGAAAGACCTGTACCGCACATCATCGTTCGGTAATCCATAGTCTTGTCCTCATCATCCTCCCATTCCTCCGGTTCTTCTTCTTTTTCCGCAGGAAGGGTGTAGGTCTGGGCGAAATAACGCAGTGCATCAGGGCCGTGGGTGATTTCGTGGGGCTGCTTGGCAACATCGTTCGGGTCTGTTTTGTCGTGCTGGAGGCATTTGAGGCTGTCGATCAGAGACCCACACGTGTCGAAGATAATCAGGCCCGGCTTGCCATCCTCCCGGATCTTGAGCAATTCCTTCAGTGCATACCAGCCCTGTTTGCGGTTATTGTCCGCTTTGTATAGGGTCACGCCGTATTCCATGAATGTGTTGGCCTGAGATTTTCCGTTTTCTCGGTTTCTGGCCCAAAGATCAGGTGGCGCAATGGTGTAATTGATGTTTTCGTCTGGTCGGGTCAAACTTAGCTGTATTTTTGCGGCTTCGGACACAATCTGGTCGGATTGTTGGAACTGGCGGTAGACATAACAACGTCCAGCCTCGTCCACAGCAACCCAAATGCAGAAATGGCAGTCAAGGCCATAGTCCATAGCCCGGTACCGCCGCCAGTGAGGCTTCAGAGGGAAAGGTTTGCACGTGTGGATGCCGTCGGTGAACTCCTCGAAGTAGACACCAGAAAGGGCATTCCAGTCGCCGAAGCGGTGTGCCCGGCGAATATCCTCGGGAAGCAAATCCAGCTGGTCTATGTAGTCCTTGTTGATGTTCTTGTTATCATCAACGGTGGCGGGAATAAAAACATAATCGTCAGGGTTCTCTGTGCCTCGGAAATCCCGATCTACAAACAGGCGTTTAACCCAAAAGTGACCCACGCCGCCGGGGTTACAGGACAGATAGATGCGCTTGGGCAGGCCGTTGTCACCACGGATGATCGCCGCCAGACCACGAAATTCAGATTCCAGGAACTGCGTAGCCTCGTCGATGAACAGGATGTCCCAGTTGTTGCCCTGGAACTTACCTTCAACGGTTGAGGAGTAGTCCGGCATATTAGAGAATTTGATCTTGCTGCCGTTGATAAGGGTTAAAAGATGCTCCGTCTTGTTGTAGGTGAACATGCCCGGCTGCAGGAGCTTGAGCATGGGTTGGATAATGGGGTTTTCCAACTGGTCATACTCACGGCGCACAACAAGGATCTGGATCCCTGCATAGTACAGAGCCAGCAAAAGGGCCTTTCGGATGATGGCCCAGGACTTGCCGCCGCCTCGGGCTCCGCCGTAACAGGTGTATTTCACCGTGGACAGGAAGAAGCGCCACTGTGGTTCGGAGTTAGGAAAGCCGAGATCGACAGTGATGATATTTTTTCCCTCTGGGGTTTTCTCTGCCATCGGTTCCTCCTTCCGGTAAAACAAAAAAGAGCCAGGGCACGCGACCTTTCGGACGCTGCTCTGGCTCTAAGCTCTGGCAAGGTTATGATTGATTTTGAACTCTTCCCGGCACCGGTTGCAGTACAGCGGGAAATCTTTCAGTTCTGTTTGTGGCAGAACCTTGGTATTGGTTTTCTTTCTGCACTTCGGGCAAATCAGAAAACCGTTTTTGTTTACTTCCATTTTCTCCTCCTGCGTAGAGGTTGGCGGAACAGGCCGGACTTGAACCGACACCACCCTATGTAGCATGGAACGGATTAGCAATCCGCCGCAGTACCTGTTATGCTTACTGTTCCGTATCGGGGTGCATTTCTGTTCTGCTCCCCTAAGAACTCCGTGGTCAGCTGTACCCACGAATCGCCCTAACCCTTATCGTCAAGCGATGCGGCCCGCGCCGGTTCCTTGCAGGCTTTCCGCGGCTGGCGGAAGATGGAGGACTCGAACCCCCAAGAGACCATCACTGACCTCCATGTCGGTTTTCTAGACCGCTGTGTTAGCCGTTACACTAATCTTCCGTGTAGCCCCGATTACGGTTCGGGGTGGACTGCTTTGTCCGGCAGGCCAGAGTGGACTTGAACCACCCTTAGCGAGGAGTACCGCTTTACTTTTCAAGCAGCCTGCCGTCGGTGATCTACATGATTTCCAATGGAAACCCTTGGTTGCTATGCCTAGCCTCCATGGTGCCGAAAGCTGGGGTCGAACCAGCATCCTCCGCCTTATCAGGACGGCGCACCACCTGTTGTGCTATATCGGCGTATCGCCCGGCGTTACCCGGGCGTGGTTAAGCATGAATTACTCCACGATGCACCAGTCGTCCGCCAGCATATCAGCCTGGGAGGCAAGCCATCCCATCTGCACGCCGGAGGTACCGACAAAGGCAAATGCCTTGTTGCCAATGTTGCAATGGTTGATGTTCACGACCTCGGCGGCATTGTTCTTGTAGGAAATGCAGTAGGCCAGCTCGACATACTGATTCTTGCCGTTCCAGCCTGCACGGGCGATCTTCTTGCCCATCTTCGCAGCCTCGATTGCCAGACCGAAGCTCAGACCGGTGGTTTCCCGGTATGCAGCCTCAAAGACTGCCTTGGGAGACCAGGACAGATAGCCATCCTCATACTGGACGCGGTAACCGTCCTCGATCTTGCCGGTGATGCAAGTGGGGACGACTTCGTCCATCTGGGCATATTCATATCTGCCGCCAATGACGGGGATGCGGAAACAAGGCCATGCCTTGACGATCTTGGAGCCGATGTACTGTTTCATGTTGAAACTCTCCTTATATTTTTTATTTTTTCGGGGTGGCCTGTTCAAAAGCACCCCGGCTCTTTTTCCGGTACCCCCCTCTAAGATTTTAGATAATCTAAGATATTATTATATATAATATATTAATATATATATATATATTTATATATATAATCTAAGACTTACGTAGAATCTTAGATAGGAGTAAAATCTAAGACTAGGCATATGTAATCTAAGATATTCAAAGCTCTAAGATAGGAGTAGAATCTTAGATTACCTAATCCACAACAACAGGTTTTGAAAACATCGTGATTGATAGCGGCGATTTCGCAATGAAATGTTTTGGTATCTCCGAGTTTAGGGGTGAAATGCCAAAATGGAAAAGATGTATGTGCGATATATTATATATATAATATATAATAAACTACCACTTTTCCGATACCCCCTGGGGGGGGGGAGGGGGTTCATCAAGACATATGCTTCATTGATAGCCAAGCCCAGCAGGCGCCGGGCATCCATTATTGACCAGGGACCAGCCGGGCCCGGCAGTCCTTTAGCTTTATGCTGTGTTTGTCCGTCAGTCATGGAATTATGGTATACTTCAAACTTTGTCCGTCATAATAACTAACGATTACCGAAAAAACACGGTGTTTTGCCAATTGAACGCAACAAAAATAATATTTGGTTGCGTTGGGCTACTTCATAGCCTCAATCCACCTGTCGTCACCACATCCAAACACAATCCGAACCTCTGGTGGGCCGTCCTCTTGTCCTGGTGGGGTTAGGTAGTCTGTCTGCGCCTCTTTGGTTGCAAGCTGTTGCTGTTTGTTGCAGGTTTTCATTGTCATGCCCTTGACCGCCGTGCGGAACATTTCGAGGAGACGGGCACGACCACTATATGCATTGTCTCCCTCTTTACCTCTCACATAGCATTCCATGACTTCCCGTTCAGAGTATCCGATAAAGTCGCAGAACTGCGGCCATGTTACCATTCCGTGCTGACCTTCGCTGTACTCCTCCCGGAATGTTTGGATATTCTTCTCAAGCTCTTTCTCCGACATTCTAAAAGCGATAGATTTACCGGAATTTCCATTGCCAGCCATCGAAACACCCCCAGAATCCGCAATTTTTATTGATTTGAAGTATTAGCAATAATATGCATAATGTCAAGCATTTTCTAAAAATTTCAGTATTCGTATATCTCGCTCTCAGATCGTGGTTAAATAATACCAGAAACCACCATAAACCCAGCGGAAAGCAGAACAAAAGCCCTGCTCCGGCTCAAGGGAGCCAGAACAGAGCTTACTATTTTGCCGGGTATTCTTCAATTATTTTCCCGGGATTTTTCCTGGTTTTTTCTGACCTCTGAAAAATCTGTATTTTTGGGCCTTGACATATGGGCTAGCCCATGATATTATCATGTCAAGCAAGGGGCACGGCGGTCAGCGACACCACCCGAAAGGGGGTGAGCAAATGCCGATTACACTGACGTTCCATATCCTCGGACTCACGGTTACTGTCAGAGTAAAACAGCAAAACCGCCACTCTGCCAAGTGACGGTTTCTGCTAAGTATTTACTTACAGCACTAAGAACACAGGGTTGACCGCCTAGAAAGGAGGTTGTGCCCCTTGCCCATTTATAATACCACGATAGGAGGCGAAAGTCAATGGCCGATCACCCCAGCAAAACTAGATGGGAGGCCGAGAATGTTATAAAAGTCGGTCTCAAGATTAACCGCAACCAAGACCCGGAATTATTCGAGCTTCTTACCAAAGCAGAGAACAAAGCCGGCGTCATCCGTGAACTACTCCGAGCAGGACTTACCACCCTGCAGCAGAAGAAAAACATCAACGAAGCATCGTATCCACAACCACAATGGGTAGCCGGTTGGGATTACCCATCCAGCAACTACAATAAATAAAAAACCCGGCAGGTGTTACCAGCACCCACCGGGAAGGGAAAGTGTTACCAGCACATTCCCGAATGCACCCCAACAACAACCACGAAGTCAAGGAGCCTTTATATTATAACAGCAATTAGGTTACGCACAGTAAGCGGAACGTCTCTCTACCCTTTGGTGTCACAAGGGTCTGAATCCCACTCCAACCGCTTTTATCATTGGTGCATTCTTTGATTTGGAAAAGCCCTTTGTTCTTTGCCTCATAGGGCAGCAGCTTTCCATGCCTGTCTCTGTATATGTATTTGTGTTCCAGAAGGAATTGGGTGAACTTCCTGGGCGGGACACCCAGTTCCTTTGCAGTCTCCCGGAAGCTGGTGAGAAGATTCCGGTCAACAAGATCGTCGAAGTAATCTGCCTTTGGCTGCATGATTTGGTTCTCAACAATCAGCCGGGAATTGGCAACTTCCAGAGCTTTTCGCTTGTCCGTCTCGTCCTTGAGGGCTGTTACGATCTGAAGAAGATAGTCTGGGTTAGAGATTGCGGCCTGTAGAGTCTCCGGGGTCATGTACGCTCCGTGCTTGCGGATGGTGGGGAGAACTTCCGTTGTCACCCAGTCCGTGAACTTCTCTGCTGTGGGAAGTTTGGAACGGAACACAAGGCGGTAGAGATCGGATTCGGGGATAAAATTCATCGACTGTCCACTGTCAGGAAAGGGGCGGCGTTTTACCGCCCCCTTACAATGAGTTGAAATTGCATCCTTCGGCACTGCATATCCAAGTGCCCTTGCCACATCATTTCCGCAGAACAGGATGGTGTCCCCTTCCACAATGGTACGGACTTCCCCAAATTCAGGATTGTTGAAGATCTGGAGGTTTGTCATTATCTGCCCTCCTTGATAGTCTTCTGGATGAGCATCTGTATCTGGTCGCTAATATCATTTAACGTCATAAAAACGGAAAATAGTGCCCCAACATTGGTACGCGTCGCCCCTTCCTCTATCGAGGTGTATACAACATCAAGCGCATTTATACCGTGAATTACTACACCATTGGTGGCATGCCGTATCCCAAATATAAGAAACTAGACAGAACCCCACTGTATCAGATGACACGTCTGATCGTGGATTCCTATGAGGATAGTGTTTATCGTGTAAAATAAAAAGGAGGCCGAAAGGCCTCCTTTATTGCTGCCCCTCATAGTATCCGAGGTAAGCAGCTTTTCCTTTCTTGGTACTCTGGTATACGTTGTACAGGGCCGTCGCAATTTCCTTGCTGAAGCCCAGATCCATCATCGCCTGAATATCTGCCTCTTTGTTAGGGTTATCCAGATAAGCTCTGTAGGTGTCCGCATACTCCGGTGCAGAAAGTCCGAGCACAAACCGGATATAGTCGTATTTCAGCTCCGAATATTGTTTTGTCTCTGCGTTCGGATCATAGTCCGGCATGATCGCGTGCATTACATCGTCAATTTCCGTCTCATGGAGTCCGGAATTGGCGACTGCGCCTCTGGTGTCGATGTCTCTGACGGTTCCGTCCTTGCCGGTGCCGGTGACCCCATCAAACAATCCCTGCATCATATAGGCGGTGTCAGAGTCAATTCCTTCGTCCACCATAGTATCATATTTCCCGGTGGTTGCCTTGATCTGATGGTAGAAGTTAATGGAATCCCTGAGAATCTGCTTTTGCGCTCCTGTGATGGTTCCATACTCTTCTGCTTTATTCAAGAAATGCGCCCACTCAACAGCCTTCTGGCCTTTGTCCAGTTTTTCGTTATCTCTGATATTCTCATAATTACCATAAACCCGGAGGAAAGCGTCCTCACTCATACCGGCGTCTTTTGCGATAATGTAATTCTTTGTTTCGCCGGTGGCCTCGTTCATGAACTGCTTCCTCTGGTCTGGTGCAAGGCTTTTGTATGTGTTGTAAGCCGATTCCATTTTGGTCTTATCCGGCTTTCCGCTGAATGCGCTGTTAAAACTGGCTTCAACGGCTTTTCTGATGATTTCATCCGTGGGATTGCCCTTAATGGCTGCCATCCAGGAAGGTGCTTCGCTGTAATAATCCGGAAGCGTCTGCCTTTTGGCTTGCTCCCTGGCATACTCTTTCACCTTTTCCCGGATTTCGGTTTTCTGAGCATCCGTCATACCGGAAAAGCTGGGGTGATTGATAACCTCATCCAGAATCTCTTTCTCGGTTTGCCCCTGGATCTCTGCGAACTTCTGGTACTCTTCCGCAGAAAGATTATAGTCCTTATGAACGGTACCACTGGTATCCTTCCAGGTGAGCGTTGTTGGTGGCTTATCGGGGAATACATTCCCCTCCACCCCGGAAGCGTTCAGCCTGTAAAGCTCCTTATCCACCGCGTCAATGTCCGTTTTGGCAGCATAGCCGGGGGATGCAAGATTGTACAGCAGTCCGCCCACATTTTCCTGCTTCTGTCCAAAAGAGTCCACGTAATCCATTTGCTGGTAATCCCACCCCGGGATCTTCTGCGAAGCGCTGCCCAGCTGTCGCTGCATCCACGCCGGAACTTGGCTGTCTTTGTCAACAAAGGTTGTCTGCCGGTATTCCTCCGTGTTTCTTTCCAGTTGTCCCAGCAGCGTATTGGTCAGGCCTTGAGTAAGGTAGCTGACTGCGGCGTTGATGCCGAACTGAATCAGGTTGTTGTCGGAATACTTGATGTTTTCCAGACTCTGGTTAATGCCCTGCATCATGGACATCTGAATCATTGGATCAGCAATGGATGTAAAAACCTGTTCCAGGTCTGCAAAAGTCAGGTTTTTGTCGCTGGCGGCCTCCATAAACGCAGCACCCATGAACAATGGCATCGCTTCCGGTGTTAACCAGTCCATGGTATAGCTTCTTCCATCAGGAAGTACCAGCGCATGATTCTGTATTCCGTTTTCCTTGTCGAAAGCTGCTTTCTCTTCGTCATCGTCCGGGCCGCCGGTCAAGAAACCCTGGCTCTGTAAGATGGCGCCCAACGCAAAAATTCCCGTACCAGTCAGTGTTTTGGAAAGACTGTTGATAATATCAGTGCCGGTAATATCCTGGCCTCTGGTCGCCCAGCTTCCAAGCCGTCCGTTTGCATCTGCAAGCTTTGTCTTGCCTGCCGCCTTCTGTGCGCTGAGGATCGCAGTATTAAGGATGCCCAGTGGGGAATATTCCTCTGCTCTGGTCAACACATTGGCAGGCGTTTTTGTAAACGGCATAATGCCTTCACCGACAATACTAGTTACGTTCTTTACTTTTCCAAGCACATTTGCCAGTGCGCTGTTATCATGGAATGTCGTTTCCTGGGCTTCTTTCACTGCGTATGCCATTGCTTGATCAATCAGTGCCGGGTCTGCGTTCTGAAGGTCTGCATCTGTTTTTACACCGTTTGCCTGTAGATACCCCGCCATTGCATGCGTAAAGGCTGCCTTGCCGAATGCTTCGTCGCCGAAGTATTCGTTATTCATCATCCAGTTGGTGCCCTTGCGGTAGACCTCCATTGGTGTCCACATCAGGTTGGAAACTTTCCGTACAATGTCATTTTTACTGTTGCTTTTGAATATGCGTCGCTTATCCATGACACCCTGTGTGAATTCGCTTTGTGTGTCAGTTCCGCCGTTGTACTTTCCGCCTGCACCAACCGTGTTTTTTACACCTTTGAAGAAGTCTCCGCAGGCTTTCTGTAATTCTCTGTTGACAACTACAGACTTTGTCCTGCCGACCTTACCATTTGTCACTTTGTTGGCCAGTACTTCGATTACCGCGCCCGTTGCATCCTTTATCCGATAAGCCAGAGAGTTGCCAACGTTACCGCCGATATTTCTGCCAATGGTTTTCAGATTACCCAGCATATTGGTGTAACGGAGTGCGTTCCACTTATCAAGCATAGTGGAAGGAATCTGATCTGCAACGTTCTGCTGGATTCTCTCCATGATCTCGTCCCGCTGCTCGTCTGTGGTGGCATTTTCGTATTCTGTAAGGAGCTGCTCATCCACCTGAATATCATTCTTCAGGCCTAGATCTCTGACCATGTTCTGCACAGCGATTCTTGTAAACTGAATTTTGTCCTGGGGCATAAGATTGCGAATAATCCGCAAAGCCTGCATACCCTGTGCCGTATTGGTACCCAGCTTCTGAACATCCGACAGGATTGTAAGCCATTCCTGTTTTGCTCTCGTCGCTGCCTGCACATCTCCGGAATCTTTCGCCTGCTGATAAACTTCCGCTGCATGATTCAGAATCAGCGCTCCACGGGCAGACAGTTCTGCACCGGCATTTCCCCGGTCAACGTCCATCCGGAAATTATCACGTGCCGTTTCCCAGCTTCCGGCATCTCCAATTGTCTGCTGTGCCCTTTGGGTGGCTTCGTCATTGGAGATTCGGACATAGCTGAAGTCACCCCTTGCAACAGGCTCCTCCATTGCCGCTGCAAGGTCATCCGGGGTGTTCTGGGAGCCGTAAACATTTCCCGTGGTTGCTGAGATATTCCCACCGTTAACATCTTGTTGTGGCAGCTCCATGGCGCGCACGTCGGTTCTGCGGTCAGTCTGGGCATTGTCGGCGGACAATGTGGCATTATAGGCAGGTTTCCCGCTGAAATTAGCCTCCGCCGCGCCGGTGCCTATAAGCTGTCCACCCTCTGCGGACTGATTACTTACGACCATTTGCATGTCCGCCTGTGGCGCACTGGCCTGCTGTACCGCTGCTTGAGTCTGTACCGGAGTTTGCTGCTGCGGCATCTGTGCCTGTGGCTGTACCGTCTGAGGCTGCTGAGAAGGCTGTGGCGCCTGAGTCTGCTGTTCTGTGCCCGTAACTTCTGTTCTCGTTTCGCTCTCGCTATTCTGGTTATAGAACAGTTGTTCCATTGCTGCTTTCAGTTTGCTGCGCTGTTCAGATTTCGTGCCGCTGATATCCTCTCCGGTCTGCTGAATGATACGACTGACAGTTTCCGGGTCGTGCAGAATATTTTCTGTTGCTTTGTTAGAAAGTTTTCCGCCGTTGTTCGCCATCAGCTCCATGGTCTTCAGCAGTACGTCATTGGAATTGCTTTCACTGTTCTGCTGCGCCTGTGGTGCCTGCACAGGCGTTGTATCCGGTGCATTGTCTCCCTGCTGCTGAGTCATGGGCGCGGCTTCCTGCGGAGCTTGCTGAGCAACTTCTGGTGTCGCACCACGATTTACAATGTTTGCATATGTGGACGCACCACCAGAAGATATACCGGCGGAAATTACGGAGACGGCAGCAGTGTTGACTGCTTCCACAAGCAGGGCTGTTGCTGCCTCCGCCTTTGCTTCAACATAGGATTTACCATCAGCCAGAGCCTTCTGAATCTGCTGATTGTAACTGGATTTTTCCCGCAGGATCGCCGCCTCTGCCAGGGTTGTGCCGATCAGACTGATTTCTTCCGTGGTGGCTTCAATGCCCGCCTGCTTCAGCGCGTTCCCGATGACCTGCTTTGCAGTCTGCTTTCCGCCCTTGGCGGCATCCAGCAGATTGTCCAGCGGAAGCTTTTCGGAAACCGCCTCGATGGCAGCATTGGTCGCAGCCAGTGCCACGGCTTGGCCTGGCGTTGCACCCTTTTGGGATGCCTCTGCCATGGTCTGAGAAAAGGAGCTCATGCCGGACAGAATCATGTTGCCGGTGGAGCCTGTCAGTGCTCTTGCGCCGGAATCCAGGGCAGACATGCCGCCCTGATACACCAAAGAACCGATCTTACCCGCAACCCCGTTTTCTCCGTTCTCCCCTTCGATGTTCTGCGCCACAGTTTCCCGGACTGCACCGGAGTAAGTGTTGAAAAGGTTTCCCGCATTATTGGGATCAAGGGTCTTGTAACGGCCGGTGCGCTGTCCCAGCTCCTGTATGTAACCCATCACACCGGTCATACCGCCAACAAGATTCGCTGGGACGGTAGCTGCACTGTGCCCGGCTCCCGCCCAAAAGCCCTTGTCCGCTTCCTCCTGTGCCATGGTGGTGACATCCTGAGTCGTTTTCTTATTCTGACTGCGGATAAGAGATTCTGCGATTTCATCAACCCTCTGCTTGCCGTACTTTTCGATGATTCCGGATGCACCCAAAGCTGTGTTCGCGCCGAAAGTGTTGTCAACAAAGGGATTGATATTGTCATAGAAATCCTGATCCCGGTTCATGACATACTGTTCTAAAGCTGCACGGTCTTCCGCGGACCAGGATGCCAGTTCCTCCAGGTCGGTGACCATGACCACCTCGTCTTCTTCCTCCTGCGCTTTTGTCTTGTAGTAGTCAACAGCAGCTTTCAACTGCTGTTCCTTCTCATCAGCTGCCAGTTTTGGCTGTTGAAGATCCGGCGCAATACCTGCCAGCAACTGATTAGCAAGTTGCTCCTGCATCAGCTTCTGGTTTGACTCTTCCAGCTTCTTCTTGTGTTCGTCAGATTTTACATAGTCGTCATAAGCTTTCTGGGCTTCCTCCGCCATTTCTTTGCTGGTTTTCTTCGTTTCTTCTGTATTTTGCGTGTCGTTCTGAGTTTCCGCGTCCTTGGTTCCCTCAGAAGAAACAGAAGGTTGTTCCACAGTCGGCTGACTCACACTTGTGCTGGTAGCAGGCTGACTCGCAGCCACTTTAACCACCGGCTGGGTGGTGGTCACTTTGGGTACCACCCTATCGGTTACGCCTACGCCTGTTACTTTTCTGGCATCTTCATCGATTTTCTTAAGGGTCGCAGTGTCAGCCCCCTGTTTCTTCGCATTCTCGTATAAATCCTTAAATGCCATACCGGCCTCCTGTTATTTGGTCATTGCTACAATTCCTCGATCCATTGCCGCCCGTGCCGTTCCCAGCTGTGGCAGTCCATCTCCATTACTGACCACAGTAGTTGGTTTCGTTGCGGTTGGTGTTGGAGTTTCAGCAACAGGCGTGCTGCTATATCTGCTGTAGCTATAGCCGCCTCCACCACCGCCGGATGAGGAGCCGTATTCTTCCTGCTGCATCCGGAACAAAGCCACCTGCTGTTCGAACTGCATCTGCTGGAGCTTGATCTGCTGCAGTCTGTCCTGTTCCTTCTGTGCTGCCTCGTAAAGCATCTGTGCACGCTGGAAGTCGTTGTCTGCCTGTGCCTTCGCAATAGCCGCAGCGTATTCCTTTGCAAGGATGCTTCTCTGCCGCTCGATCTCTGCCATGGCATCGGCGTTCTGGTTGCGGATACCGGTAAGATCCCCCTGAAGCTGGTTGCCGCTTGCAAGCTGCGCCTGTCCCATGGCGCCAGAAGTCAGACCGTAGGCATTCTGTACTTCGTTGTAGTTCTTTGCTTTCTTTGCGGCTTCCACATAGGCGCGATTCAAATTGGTGTCTGTTTCCTTCTGGGCAGCCACTTTCTCCGCATCCAGGTTGGAAACGTCAGTTTCATAGCCGGACTTCAGAGTCTCTTTCATGCTCTCCAGATTTGCATCATACATGGAATTGATATGGGAATCGAACTGGGACATAGAACCACCGCCGTCCCCACTATCGCCATAACCGCCGTTGTTCCCACCATTGCCAGAACCGCCGCCTAATGCACTGCCCCAGTAATTGGATCCAAAGCTGTTTCCACCAGAGGAACCGCCATGGAAGCTTTCACCCCAACTGCTGCGCCCTCTCTGTTGGTTACCGTACATCTTGTCAATGTTCTGCTCATATTTCACAGCACTGGTTTCTGCCATATTCATGCTCCTTTCTCAAAACAGCCCGTAGGGCGTGGGAATTGCTTCAAAAGATGCCGGAACTTTGCTTTTCAGATCCATAAAGGATTCCCGGTACCGGTTCAGGAACCATGCAGAAAGTACTTCGTTTTCCGCACTCAGCAGCTGCGCCGCCAGGTAGTAGGGCAGCAGCGTAAGGCTGAGGGTATCATCCAGAGGGATAGACTGTTCAAAGTCCGGGTTCCGATAATCCTCCCAGTCCAGCTGTCGGGGGTTTGGCCGCCCGGTGGTACTCTGGGTGTAATTGCCGGAATAGGGATACAGCGCCGGAATCACGGAATTCAGAATGGAAATTGTCCGGAATTTGTATTCCTGAGTATCCACAGTTACCGTTTCGCCGCTGCTCTCGTTCTGCTCATCCATCAGGTGGATGGCCATATCAAATACCTGCTGTACTGTTACCATATTTTCCTCCTTACTTTGCCATGGAAGCGAAACGAACCTGCTGATCAAAGCCCAGAATGGTAGCCTGTGCACCGTCGGTTTCCACCTTGAAGATCAGCTTGTAGTAAACGAATTTCTTTACTTTCAGCCGAACCCGGTTGATGGTCGGCCGGTCGTTTGTGTTAAATGTCCAGTCCGGGAAATTGGCGTTGCTCCACTGGAACACGCTGTTCTCAATGGTTTTCTCCATATAGTCATCCCGCTTGTCCGTCTCTGCGGTGATGATGATGTTGGACTTGAACTGCGGCAGCACGGAAACATAAATGATGCTGCTGTACTTCCGCTTGAAGTCCGCGCCGAAGTGCATAAAGCCGGATTCCCACACAGCCTTGATCTGCTGGGGATCGCCGCCGCTGACCAGTGCTGCATCTCTGGTCATGGATTCATCGAAATAGAAAGCTTCCGTTTCACTGACGAAGATCATGTCACCTTCGTGCATCATGGCCCTGCTGACGTTGCGGCACAGGTTAGAGCGGTAGACACACCAGACACCGTCCCGGCCCAGGTCGTACCGATTCACCAGTACCGTGCCCTTGGAATCGTTCAGGAAGACATAATAGGTCTTGCGGTGGTTATCATCACAGGTGACGATTTTATCGATATCTGCACCACGCAGGAAGGTTTCCACCTTATCAGAGATCCGCTGGGCGTATCGCTCGTCTTTATAATAGCTGGAAGTGATGCGCCATTCATAGATGCCCTTCTTGGTGATGGTCCGGGGATAGTTGTTGACGGTCTGCACCTGTCCCAGAATGTCATTGCCGAATTCACGGTTTGCAGAGCGCAGGAAGAAGCCTGCAATGGTGTTGCCGTCCACCAGGGTCACCGGCTCATAGCTGATGGTGTATGTGCCGTCGGGCTTGAATACCAGCATTTTGCTGTAGTGACGCACAAGGCCGGTAACCGGAGAATCGGACATATCCACAGCTACCTCATTCATAGCCGGGAAGTACATCGCCGTTGCTTCGCCGGACTGGGTCACACCGGAGTAATAGCACATGTTTGTGCCGTCACCGGCAACAAACAGCCGGGTGTCCGTGGAACCGTTGTAAGCTTCCACCAGAGGGCAGTTGATGATCTGCATCCGGTTTTCCTCTGCAAGTCTGGCATCCGTGTCGTAGGTAAATTCCACATTGCCCACGCCCTTCACCGGCGCTGTGTTGAATTTGAAAGTATGCGTCGCAGCATCGAAAGTACCAGCTTCGTTCAAAATCAAGCCAACGTTGTCCACCTTTACGGACACCACGCTGCGGCTTTCTTCCGGAAGTACATAATCCGTCGCTTCACCGTCGGCACTGTACTCGATACGCCGGTATGGGCTCAGCAGGTTCAGATTTTCCAGTGTGGTACCACCGCCGGCAGGGGCAGCGCCGACAATGACCAGCGGCACATAAGGAACCTGTTCCCGGAAAGCACCGTCCATAAAAGCCACGGTCTTTGCGCTGCTCATGACATAGAGCTTACCGGCAAAGGTAAAGATTTTCACCTTAGCGTTCTCAGCTTCTG